ACAACTGGGTGAGTAAAGCGCAGTCATCACTGCCCAACCTGCGCGCCATCAAAGGCAAGCCAGGCATACCCATTGTGGGCGCGGCCACCATGCAAGAGGTCAACTACCGTGGCCGAAAAATTGCTCGTGGCATCAAGCTCTGGGGTGTTGGTGTAGACAGTGCCAAGGATCTGTTGCTTGGACAGCTGGGCATCAAAGAACCGGGGCCCGGCTACCTGCACTTTAGCAACCAGCTGCCGCGTGAGTGGTTTGAGCAGTTGACCGCAGAGCACCGCGTGCTCAAAAAGATCAACGGTAAAGACGTGTTGAAGTGGATCAAGCGCCGTGCTCGTAATGAAGTGCTGGATGGCCGGAATTACGCCATCCACGCTGCTATGGCCCATGGGATCCACAAATGGCCAGAGTCCAAGTGGCGCCAGCTAGAGCAGGCGATTCAGCCTCCTCAAGACCTTTTCAATGCTCCGCCAACCACAGCCGTGGCTGTAAGTCGTTCACCTTCGGACCCCATCACTGTGGCTGTGCAGCGCACTGCAACAGTAACACCTGTGGCATCTGCTGCACGTGCCCGCCCACCTCAATCATCTTTTGCATCCGACGAATGGAGCAGCCGTCTATGAACCGTAAAGCAATCATCACCCCCGCACAAACAGAAGATGCGGTTTTGCAGTTGGAGCACGACATGGTCGAGATTGTTCGTACTGAACTGGGCATGCATGAGCGCGAAGCTTTTGAAGTGGCTAGAGCTTTGGTTCGTGGCCTGCGAAAGCGCTTTGGCGGTCTGCGCATTGGTAGTCGTGGTTGCGCTATCTACATTCCAGCTCCAAGCAAAGCCGAGCGCAATGCAGCCATACGTCTAGAGTTTGATGGCACAAATTTGAAAGAACTGATGCAACGTCATGGGATTAGGCGCACCCAGATCTATCGGATTGTGGGGGCGCGTGTTGGGGGTAAAGGTGGTGCAAAAAGTCCCATTTCCCGGCAAGAAATGGGACAGCAGTAAAGGTAGCGTGCCCGCTATGTTGAATCAAGGGAGCGCCGTATGGCACTGACACAAGCTGATTTAGATGCACTGGACTTGGCTATTGCCAGTGGGGAGCTTACGGTTTCCCATTCCGGTCGTACCGTGACCTATCAGTCCACCGACAAGCTGCTGCAGGCGCGCCAGCATGTCTCTAACGTGCTGCGTTCTCAGTCTGGTGGTGGGCGCGCGCCCACCTTTGGCGGGCGCAGCTTTGGCTTGGCCAGTTTCAACAACGAATGAGGGTGACCAGCATGAATGTATTTGATCAGTTGGTCTCGATGTTTGATCCTGTCCGTGGTGTAAAGCGGGCACAGGCGCGTATAGCGCTGGCCCACTATGAGGCGGCCAAGCCTTCACGGCTGCGCAAAGACCGTAACCGCAACCATGCGCCAAACAGTCTGGTAGAGCGTAGTGCGTCGGCGCTGCGCAACCACGCACGGTTTCTGGAGCGCAACCACGACATTACCCGTGGTGTGCTGCGTACGTTGGTCAACAACGTGGTAGGTCCGGGTGGGCTTGGGATTGAACCCCAGCCGTTGCGTAGCGACGGCACCATCCATGTTGAATTCGCACAAGAGCTGCGCCGGTTGCATAGCAAATGGCGCAAGCGCCCAGAAGTTACGGCGCGCATGCACTGGTCGCAAACTGAGCGTGCTGCTGCCTACGCTTGGCTGCGTGATGGCGAGGTATTTGCACAGATGGTGATGGGGTCAGTGCCTGGACTTGTGCATGGGTCTTCAGTGCCTTTTAGTCTGGAGGTGCTGGAGGCGGACTTTGTGCCGTTGGAGTACACAGATCTGTCGCGCAAGATTCGCCAGGGCATTCAGGTTAACGACTGGGGGCGCTCAGTGGCTTATCACGTCTTTAGGCGAGACCCACGTGAGGCGGGTGCCTGGATTACCCCTGCTGATGTCAAGTCAGTGCCTGCGGCTAACTTCTTGCATGTCTCCACCATGGACCGGCTGCACCAGCTGCGCGGCGTGAGTGAATTTGCCAGCGTGCTGACCCGGGTGGAAGACCTCAAGGACTACGAAGAAAGCGAGCGCATCGCGGCCAAGATTGCTGCGAGCATGGCTGCGTATGTAAAACGAATTCCTGGCATAGATGGGTTTGATGCGGAGAGTGATGTCCGGGAAAAGGATGCAGACGGCAAGCCTATACCTCGCGATATGCGCATGAAACCGGGGATGATTTTTGACAACCTGTCGGTGGGTGAAGAAATTGGCACTATCGATACCAATCGGCCCAACCCCAACTTGGTGGCATGGCGTGCTGGTCAGCTCAAGGCTTATGCAGCTGGTGTGGGTGCCAGCTACAGCAGTATCAGCAAGGACTACGCGGGCAGCTACTCATCCATGCGGCAGGAGTTGGTAGAGCAGTGGGTGCACTACGCAGTGCTCGCCGATGACTTCGCAGGTCAGTTCAGTATTCCGGTCTGGGAGCGCTTTGTGAGCATGGCCGTGCTCAGCGGCGCGTTGAGCGTACCTGCTGATGTCATGCTTGGTACTGAGGCTGACTGCCTAGTGGTGGGTCAGGCGATGCCCTGGATTGACCCGCTCAAAGAGGCGACTGCATGGGAGAAGCTGGTTCAGGCGGGTTTTGCCAGTGAGGTTGAGGTGATTCGTCGACGTGGTGGTTCTCCACATGAGCTGCTGGCACAAATCAAGCAGTGGCGTACCCAGGTAGAAGAGAACGGTTTAGTGTTCACCAGCAACGCGCAGAACACCGAGAAAGTAGTTGTTGACCCCGCTCAGCTCAGTAGTGAGGCCACAGACGCTACGGTCTGACGACGTTATCAAAATAGTCCCATTTTTCGGCAAGAAATGGGACTGACAAAAAAAGAAACTGCCTGCATTGCGACGTATCCCACGGCGCTAAAGATGCAGGCAGTTTTTCATGAGCAGTTCCCAAAAATGGTTCGCCATCCGTCGCAAGAGCGCCATGGCTGCAGCTATCGCCGGTGCGGTTGCCGCTGCTGAAATTTTCATCTACGGCGACATTGGCGAGAGCTGGTGGGATGAAACCGTCAGCGCCCGCGATTTTGTTGCTGAGTTGCAAGCGCTTGATGTGGATGCCATCACCGTGCGCATTAACTCCGTGGGAGGCAGCGTTCCAGACGGCTTGGCTATTTACAACGCCATGAAGCGCCATAAGGCCACCATCACCACCGAGGTCGATGGCATGGCTTTTTCCATTGCCAGCCTGATTGCCATGGGTGGCGACAACGTGCGTATGGCTGAAAACGCCATGCTCATGATTCATGCACCTTGGGCCTACGCCGCAGGCAATGCCGTTGAGCTGCGCGATATGGCTGACCAGCTGGACACATGGGCTTCTGCCATGGCCACCAGCTATGCAGGTAAGACAGGTGACCAAGCTGCAGCACTGGCTTTGCTTACTGACGGCAAAGACCACTTCTACACGGCTGCCGAAGCGCTGACCGCCAAGTTCATTGATGAAGTTACCAGCTCGCTGCCTGTTTCGGCCAGCGGCTTGCGTGACCTTCCCCTTTCCCGTTACCGCTCTTTGCCTGTTGCTTTGCAGCAGGCCTTGGGCACTCCTGCGGCTGCTGCCGCGCCATCCGCTCCTGATGAGGACCCTATGAAGAAAAATCGCTTTGCACGCGCCGCTGTGCTGCAAAACGCCATCGGCGCGTCTGGCGCTGGCGGCGAAGGTGGTGCAGCTGCACCTGCTGCATCCACACCGGTTGCTGCTGCCCCAGATGTAGCAGCAATTTTGTCGGCTGACCGCACCCGCCGCGAGAGCATCCGCGCCCAGTTTGCCCCTTATGCCGCGGGCCCTGGTGTGGCGGAATTGATGCAGCAGTGCCAAGACGACCATGCAGTAACGCCCGAAGCATCTGCCACACGCCTGCTGGCACATTTGGGCGCCCAGGCAACCCCAGTGGCTGGCGTATCCACCGTTGAAGATGAAACCGACAAGCGCCGCACTGCTGCCTCGACTGCACTGGTGGTGCGCGCTGGTTACGGCTCAAAAGAGCAGATTGCAGCCCAAGGTGCCAACCCTTACCGTGGCATGACTTTGCTGGAAGTGGCTCGTGCTTCCTTGGAGCGTTCAGGCACATCTGCACGCAGCATGGACAAGCGTGAACTGGTGGCGGCTGCGTTCACCCAGTCCACCAGCGATTTCCCCGTGTTGCTCACTGACACCATGCATCGCATCCTGCAAGGTGCATATGCGGTGCAGTCACTCACATGGGCGCGCTTTTGCAAGCGTGGCCAGGTGTCGGATTTCCGTGCCCACAGCCGCTTGCGTATTGGTTCGCTGGGCAACTTGCAGCCCAAAAATGAGTTGGGTGAATACAAGAGCGTAGCCATTCCAGATGGTGAGAAAACCAGCATATCGGCTGCGACCAAGGGCTACATCATCAATCTGTCGCGTGAAATGATCATCAATGATGACTTGGGTGCGTTCACGGACCAGGCATCCGCCATGGGTCGTGCTGCAGCCCGTACGGTCGAAGCGGATGTCTATGCGCTGCTGGCTCTCAACAATGGTTTGGGCCCCGTCCTGGAAGATGGCAAAACGCTGTTCCATGCTGATCACGGCAACGTCATTGGTGATCTGGCTGGTCCCACCACCGAGTCATTCCAGGCATTTCGCGTGGCTATGGCCAAGCAAAAAGACATCTCCGGGCATGACTTCCTCGACCTGCGTCCTGCAGTCTGGCTCGGCCCCGTGGGACTGGAAGCTACGGCCAAGCTCATCAACCAAGCCCAGTATGAGCCGAGCACTGAAAAGAACGCGCTGACACCCAATGTCAGCCTGGGCATGTTCCGCGACATCGTGGGTAGCCCTCGTCTGATTGGTACCCGTCACTACGCATTCGCTGATGTGAACGAGGCGGCAGCCATTGAAGTGGCTTTCCTTGATGGCATTGATGCCCCATACATGGAGCAAGAAGACGCCTTTGATACAGACGGTGCCCGTTTCAAGGTTCGCCTGGACTACGGCGTGGGCGGTCATGACTGGCGTGGTGCATGCACCAACGCTGGCGCTTGAACGTTCGGTAAGTACATCTAGCTATCAAAGGAGTAGCAAATATGGCAGTCAATCATGTGCAGCCCGGCAAGGTGCTGGACTATGTGAATACCACCGGCGCGTTGATTACTAGCGGCTCGGTGGTGGTCGTGGGGGCATTGCTGGGTGTTGCGTTGTCCAACATTCCCACCGGTTCTGTCGGCTCGGTCGCGGTGGATGGGGTGTTTGCTGTGCCCAAAGTGGCAGGCACCGCAATTGGTCAAGGGGTATCGGTGGTCTTTAAGGCTGCCACCAAGGCTTTCACTGTGGGCGGCACTTTGGCGGCAGGCGATGTCAGTGGTGCAGCAGCTGTGGCCTTCAGCCCAGCTGCAACAACAGCCACTGTGGTGGACGTCAAGTTCACTGGTTGCCCCGGCACTGTCACCGCTTGATCGGCTCGTGATGCTGCTGAACTCATTTGCCCGTGCTGAGCAGCGTATCAGCGCAACCCTGTTCCGACGCTTGGCCAATGCGGTCGTCTCGATCAACGGCGGCCCGGAGTTCGGTGGAATTTTGGATGTAGATGCGGCAGTCGGTGGTGTGGGTGCAATTGGCATGCAGACCACGCAGCCATCGGTGCTGGTGCCTGCAATTCAAGTTCCCTCTGACTCTGAAGGCAAGCCTGTTTTTGTGGATGGACGCCAGTACTTCATTGGTGAAGCTGCCCCAGATGGGGTCGATGTCCGTCTGCACTTGCAGGTGACGGCATGACTACGGCGTTCGCACGAGTGCTGGGGGCAGTTGAAGCCGCCATCAAGCAAGGCGGTGTGCAGGGTGAGATTTTTCGATCCCGTGTCCGGCCTATCTCTCGGCAGTTTTCATCTGCCATCGTCTTGCGTCTGGTCGTTGCTGAAGTGGATCAGTCGGTTGGTATGGGTGCTGATTCGCTGTGGTCTGTGCAACTGGAGGTGGACTGCTATGTGCGATCTACCCCGGCAGTGGCGGCTGATGACGCACTTGATGAGCTGCTTGAGGCGGTGGTCGCGGCCCTGATGGCTGATCAGACCTTGGCAGGCGTGGTTGCTGCAATGCGACCAGCTGGTGTTTCCTGGGATTTTGACGTGGATGCAGAGCAAACCGCCTGTGCCACGGTGACTTTCATCGTGCAGCAGTTAACCGCTGCTGCATCCCTTGTTTGATATTTGGAGAGCGACATGGCTGGACAACGTATCTTTTGGTCCAACGTAGGTGTGGACGTGCAAACTGCTCTGGCAGCAGCTGTTTCTATTACTGCTATTTCGAAGGCTGCCCCCGGTGTGGTGACCTACACCGGCACGGTCCATCCTGCCAATGGAGACTGCATCTCGCTGCAGTCACAGGGCATGCACCAGGTTAACGAGCGCATTTTCCGCATTGCCAACGTCAACACCACAGCCAAGACGTTTGAGCTGGAGAGTGAAGACACGACCACTTATGACACGTTCATAAACGGCAGCTACCAGATCATCACCTTCGGTGCATCGTTCAGCAGCGTGCAAAACATCAACGTATCGGGCGGCGAGTACGAAAAGGCCGACCTGACCACGATCCACGATGCGGTCAAGAAGCAGGCACCTACGGTCGCTTCTGCCATGCAGGTCAGCATGACCAACTTTTTTGATTTGACTGACCCCGGTTTTGTCGAGTGCAACAAAGCTTTCAAGGCCAAGACAGTGCGAGCAATTCGTTTTCGTTTTGGCACAGGTGCGAAGGTCTTGTTTGTGGGCTATGTGGGTGCTGCAGGTGTGCCAACTGGCCAGGCACAGCAAGCGGTGACTACCACCGTAACCATCGACGCGCAGAACTTGCCAACCACCTACGCCAGCTAAATCGGTTGTGTGCACGGCACGCTGGGCGTTTGTTCAGCGGGCCTGTGTTGCCCGAGCAGGCCAGCCGTGCACCTTATTTTTCTTCGGGCGCTGTCTATTTATCGGGGCGCAACATGGCAATCAAAATCATTCTCTCGGCGTTGGTGAAGTTCCCAGTCAAGGGTGAGCTCAACGACGACAAGGGCAACAAACAGCCCGTGCACTTCACGCTGACGTGCGAACGCCGTACGGCTGAAGAGTGGAAAGAGATCTTTCCTGAAGGCGAAAAATTTTCTGCTGGTTTTGCCAAGATCACCAAAGACTGGAGTGATGTGCAGGACGAGCATGGCAAGCCCGTGCCTTACAGCCCAGAAGCACTCGACAAGCTGTTCCTCATTCCTGGAGTGGCTCAACTGGCGTATGTCTCTTACGTTACCGAGTCGGGCGTAAAAGCAAAAAACTAAAGCAGGCCGTCCATCGCTGGATCACAGACAGGCATGCACAGCAGCAGGCATCTCAACAGGCCACGCCAGACCCTAGCTCCCCGCTGGGTCTGGTGTTGGAAAAGCTTGCGCAAGTCCAAGAGCAAGTTGGAGAAGCACACGGAGCCGAAGAAATCTATCTCTGGCCTGAGTGTGAAGAAGCGTGGAACCTGTTTTGGCAACTGCATGGTCAGTGGCACAGCAGCGGTATGGGCGGCAAAACTGGTCTCAGCTTGGCTTGTGTACGGACGCACCTGGATGAGCTGGGGTATGAGCACGGCGATCACCGCAAAGAGCTTTGGCTGCTACTGCTGGATTGCCAAAACGCTGCACTTGAAGCCTATGCAGATCTGCAAAACGCAAAGCCGTAGCTGGAATGTGACTGGAGGTCAGGCGTGACGCCCATTGGTATCAAGATGACGCTGGATGGCCAGCGTGAAGTCTCGCAAGGGCTCAGGCAGGTTGGCAATGATGTCAATAACTTGGGTAGCTCAAGCGGTAAGTTAGCGCCGCTTGGGCAGGGCATGCACCAGATGTCCGATGCCGCTACGGGGATGAGCTCCAGCATGACGTTGGCTGCACGTGGCATACAGACGTTGTTGGGTTTGCAGATTGTGAGTTGGGCGAAAGATGGCGCAGCCGCTTTATATGAGGCCAGTGCTGCGGCTGAGCGGCTGCGAATTGGATTGAATTTCGCCTCGGCGCGCGGCAGCGCCGATGAAATTGCGTATTTGCGCAAAACGACTTATGACTTGGGTCTGCAATTCAAAAGTACAGCCCAGTCGTACATGCAGTTTCAGGCCGCAGCCAAAGGCACCTCTCTTGAGGGGGAGAAGGCGCGCTCGGTGTTTGAGTCCATTGCAAAGGCATCTGCAGTCATGGGCCTTTCTGCTGAGCAAAACAGCGGTGTGCTGCTGGCCTTGCAGCAAATGGTGTCGAAGGGCACTGTTCAGGCTGAAGAGTTGCGCGGCCAATTGGGGGAACGTTTGCCCGGCGCCTTTCAAATTGCGGCGCGATCCATGGGGGTGACTACAGCCGAGCTGAGCAAGATGCTTGAGATGGGGCAAGTTATTTCGGATGACTTTTTGCCTAAATTTGCGGCTGAGCTTGAAAAGAGCTTGGGCGATGCTCCTGAGCAAGCTGCAAACCGCCTGGATGCTTCGGTAAATCGAGTGAACGACTCGTGGGATCGATTGAAGCAGAACGTCGGTGACTCTGGCGTGAGTGCATTTTGGGCTGGCCAGCTCAACATATTGACGGATGGGCTGGGCAACTTCAATAACAAGGTCGAGGCGGCTCGTTTGGCTGGTGACGGCTTTTTTGGGCAGCTGGCTGCAGGTGCTGGTGCAGCGCTTGCATTTGCAAATCCCGTGAATGCCATTGGCTACAGTGCACTGGAGGCTGGACAAAAGCTTAAAGACGCTGAAAAGAACCTGCAGCAGTTGAAGGATTCTGGAGCGCAAAGCAGCTCTAACTTGATGCTGCGTGAGTCATACAGCCATGCTGAGCGACTGGTAAATAAGTTGCGTGAGGCCAAAGTTGCCCAGGATTCGCTGGCTGGTATCAGCACGCCGATCGCGGGTGGCGATCCCTACAACGATGGTGCGCAGTACGGGGCCTACTTAGACAAGCAGAAGAAGTTTGATGCTGCGCAGGCTGGTCTGCTGGAAATATCAGCGCGATCCAGCGGCATCAATAAGCAATTCACGGCAGATCTTGAAGCCTACGCGAATGCTTTGAGTACTGGCGCAATGAGTGCTGCTGATTACGCAAAAGCTGTCACTGATTTAAATACCAAGCGCTACGAGAGCACTGAGGCTGGGAAGGCAGAGGCCAAGGCCTTGAGGGATTCGGAGAAGGGGGCAAAAGGCGCTCAGTCAACTTATGAATCTCTTGCCAAGTCCATCCAAGAAAAGTTGGCGGCGCAACGACAAGAACTGCAGTTTGGTACGCGTCTTACGGATGTGCAAAAGCTTGGGGTGAAAGTGGAGCAAGAGCTTGTTGGCTCCAGGAAAGCGTCATTGCTTGCGCTGGTGGATGTTGCCACTGCTCAACAACAAGAATTAGACAGGCGCATGGCTTTCGTGCAGTTTGCGGAAGATGAAAAGAAGGCGCGCTTGGATTTGGCTGCTGCAGCAGAAAAGAGTGCTGTTGGCTATGCGGCGTCCAACAAGCGCTTGCGCGAAGAGACGGAGTTAATCGGTCTATCTGAGGAGGCGCAGCACGCAATTAATCGAGCACGCCTTGCGGCTCAGATAACGGTTCAAGATCAGCACTTGGCAGAAATTGCACGTGCGAATGATGTCTTTGGCTTTATGTCGCGGGAACAAATCGCTCTTGAAGAGCAGAACCGCCTGCTGCGTGAGCGTTTGGGTTTGCTTGACGACAAGAAGGTGCGCGAAGCCAATGCAAAGGCTCAGGACCGACTAGAAAAGGATTGGGATCGCACGGCTCAGACCATTGGCGATACGCTGGCCGACTACATCATGTCGGGTGGCAAAGACGCGGCCACATACCTCAAACGCCTGTTCAGCACCCTGGTTCTGCAGCCTGTGGTGCAAACCGTGGTCGGCGGCATTATGGGGGCTGGTGTGGCCGGGGCGTCGGGTGTAGCAGCAGGGGGCAGCAGTGCTGCTGGTGGCCTGCTCAACATGGCAAGCAATGCCTACAGTGCGCTCACATCTCCCATGCTGACCAACTTCGGCGTCGGTCTTGCGGGCAATATCCAGCAGCTTGGCGGCACGCTGTTTAGCAAAGGCTTCGAGGCTTTTGGTACCAGCGTCGTAGATTTTGGGAACAACATTGCTGGGTTCTCTAACGCCATCAATATTGCCGGTGACGTTTTTGGCTACGGCTCTGCCATCTACAACTTGAGCCAAGGTAAGTTTGGCTCAGCTGCCGGTGCAGCGATTGGCACCTACTTTGGTGGTCCCATCGGCGCAATGATCGGCTCTACGTTGGGTGGTCTTTTGGATGGTGTGTTCGGCAGCAGCCGTCCTGAGTCTGCCCGCCTGGGCGGCGCGTACTCCACGGCTGGTTTGAACGACAAGCAAGTTTCATCCGCGCTGGGCCTGAACAAAGATTTCAAGAAAGCAGTTGAACGCCGCTCCAATGCCTCGCTGGATACAGCTGTCCAGTCGCTGGTCATGTCCATCACGGGTGCGTACAACTCCCTGGACAAGTACACCGGTGGCAAGAAGCTGGGCGCCACGGCCGCATTTGCCGACGAGCCCAATCTGGATGACCGCTACAGCTGGGCAGCGTTTCAGCTGTTCGATGAACTCTCGGGCAATGTGTTGGCAAACTGGAACAGCGGCAAGGCGCTGGACCCTGATGGCGAGAAAGCGTTTGCAGTGCTCTCGGGCAAGATGTCTGCGGCCATGGTCGCTGAGCTCAAATCTGCAGACATTCCCGGCTGGATGCGCCAGGTGCTGGACTCACTGGGCAGTGCCATTACGCTCGATGGCTTGTCGGGTGCAATGCAGCAGATCGCGCTGATTGATGCGGCCTTTGAGGGCTGGGCAGACTCAGTAGTTGGTTTTGAACGCCTCAGTGGTGTTGTGCAAACCACGCTACTCAACGCCTCCGGTGGCCTTGAGGCACTGGCCACAAATGTCAGCGGCTACTACCAGAATTTCTACAGCGAGCAAGAGCGCGCAGCAGTCACCACGCGGCAGCTCACGCAAGTGCTGGCAGAGTATGGCGTGGCCTTGCCCAGCTCCAAGGAGGACTTTCGGGAATTGATCGAGCAGCAACTGGCTGCGGGTGAAGCGGGCGCTGAGTTGGCTGCCGTCTTGCTGAGCATGCAAGGCATCTTTGCCTCGGTGGCCACTACCTGGGCCACTGAGTTGGATGGCATGGCCAAAGAGGTGGCGGACTTCTTTGGTGCTGTCCATGAATCTATTGCAGGCGTGACGGCCGATGTTCAGGCTACACGCCAGAGCATCCTGCGCGGCAATGGCGCCATGACTGCCGCTGAGATCCAGGCGGCCATCACGGCGGCCATGGTGCAAGCGCCCAGCACGGCAGACTCCATTGCGGCCCAAGGTGGTGTAGCCACTGCGGCGGGAGCAGTGGCGATGCAGCAAGCACAGTCCAACACGGCAGCGGCCAAGGTCACATCCACCCAGGAGCTATTGAGCAAAGCCAAAGCTGAGCGTGATGCCTATGCCAGCAGAATGAATGCTGTGCGCAACAGCCTAGCGGTCAATCAGGGGCAACTGGACAGCTACATCGACGGCAAGCGCAGCCACTACGGCTCACGCCGCATCAACATCGGCTACTACTCTGGGCAGGTGCAAAAAGACCAGGCAAGTCTGGATGCCATGCAGCCCCGCTTGGATGCGTACAACGCAGCCGTGGCAGCCCAGCAGACTGCTTTGGATGCGGCCACAGCTTCGGCAAAAGCCAACGCTGATGCGCTGGCTGCGGCCAAGGTGGCACTCGATGCGGCGCAAAAGGCCCAGGCTGATGCCCTGACCGCGTATGCCTCGGAAGTGGCCAAGTATGTGGGAGATGCTTCAACCAGTGTGGGCAAGCTGTCTGAGCTGCGCGGGGAGGTAGAA